TAGGCATGAGAAATCCCCCATACTGTCATGCGGCCTGTATTCCAGTTAGAACTATCGGTTAAAATCTGTATTCTATCTAATGTGATTACAGAAGATAGATAACCAAAAAGCATGCCGCCATAGACGTTTGAGTTTTTGATATAGTTACCGTGGCCGGATACTACAGGAAACATATTCGCGTCGCCAGGTCTGTGCAGAAAGAAAATTCCACCGTAACCTTCACCCGTCCCGTTTCCTAATGTTGTGCCGGTTGAACCTATAGGCCACTTATCTGTTGTAGATATAGTTGCAGCGTATGCGGCATCGGAACTATTCATAGTTTGAAAATGACTTTCATAGCTACTAGTTTTAACACTGGAACTGTCACCTACACGCATAAAAGGTGTAGAACTACCATTGTCTGTTGGTCTTAAATCTGACAAAGCAATTGCGAATGTATCGTAAGTACTGTTCAGACCAGTAACCGTAAGTGTCGCGTCATTGGATGCTATTACCGTTCCAATTAAAGTCCAAGCACCACCAGCAGCAGCATCTTCAAACGCTGGAGGACTGCCAGCACCAGTACTGGTTAAAACTTGCCCGTCATTTCCAGTTGCTATTGCTACTGGATCGCCAGAAGCATCATAGCTAATTACATTTCCATCAGTACCACCCGCCATCTTTGCTAATGTTATTTGATTATCAGCTATATGAGCAGTATCAATGGAACCGGCAGCATAATGTTCACTGTCAATTGCATCATCAGCAATATGTGCATTATCAATACTGCCATCAGCATAATGTTCACTATCAATAGCATTATCAGCAATATGTGCGTTATCAATAGAACCATCAGTATAATGTTCTGAGTCTATAGCATCATCTGCAATCTTAGCACTTGTGATCGCGTCTGCTGCTATCTTGGCTGTTGTTACCTGTAAATCCCCAAGGTGTGCTGTATCAATTGAACCAGCAGCATAATGTTCACTGTCAATAGCGTCATCAGCAATATGTGCATTATCAATTGAACCATCAGTATAATGTTCACTGTCAATAGCATCATCTGCAATCTTAGCGCCAGTAATCGCATCAGCACGAATATCTGCTGTTGGAACACCAGCAGTACCAGATACTTTAAAGCCCGTTTCAATATCTACTAGGCCAGAGCCATCAGCAGTTATTGTCAGATTCGTATTACTCGTTTTAGAACTTAACGCATCAACTTTAAGTGTGCTCATTTTTTATCCTTTAAATTATAGCCAAAACACCGGCTACAGTAACAGTAACTCCAGAACTGACAGTTAATGGCCCTGTTGCATTAGCGTTAGTTGAGCTCGCAATTGTACAACTATTATCAACGGTTGCACTATTTACCCTAAAGATATCCTCAAGTCCATTCGTGGTATCGCCCGTCGCTCCTGAAGCGCCACCTAGAAAATAACCAGCACCACCGCCAATATAAGTTAAAATTCTTGCGGCAGTTACTTTTCTATTCGTACCACCAGCACCATCGTCTATGATGAATAAATCTGCATCAACAACAGCAGCACCAATATCTGTGGCACCATCTATATCCAGTGTAGTTATTGGCGTAGTTCCAGCAGTCAACCCTGCGCCAGAACCAGTAAAGCTAGTCGCAGTAAATACGCCTGTGGAACTCAACGATGCAGTCTCAGCAGCAGCAGCACTTGCGGCTGTCTTAAAACTGAGTTTGGTAGCATTATTGGAAGAACTAAAGTTACCTTCAGATACTGCTTCAATACCAGCAGCAACTAATATAGCATCTGTTCCAGAGCCTTCGTCTGGTGCTTGGAAATTAATAACACCAAGTTTATCACTTGCAGCAATGTCTGTGTCACCAGCTTGCAAAGTAAGTGTTGGATACTTATCATCAGCTGTAGCAGCATGTTTTAAATTAAGTCCAGTATCAGCAACGTGAGTTAATGTAATTTCTTGGTCAGCACCAAATAGAATTTGACCACCATCTGCAAGGAATAAGTCAGACCATTCCAATGCTGCTGAACCCAACGCTTGTCCATCAGCAGAAGTAGGCGTATTTGCACTAGCAGTTGCAAATGATAATGTTCCACTGCCATCTGTTTGTATGATTTGTCCACTTGTGCCATCTGCTGTTGGTAAACTAAACGCAACACTATTAGATGTTAATATAAGTTTTGAACCATCTGATGATACTGATTCACCCGAATCGTGAAATTGTAATGTTGGACTTCCACCACTATCTACTAGTTTTAATCCTGTATTATGAATGTGAGTTAAAGTAATTTCTGAATCAGAACCAAAAGATAAAACTGCTCCATCGGATGTCAATTTTAAATCATCACCCACATTAAAATCACCAGTAACAGTGTCTGCCGCACTAATAGTACTAAAATCAGAAACCAAGTTATTAAACTGGATTCTAAATTCTTCTAAACTATTAGTTGGTAGGATTGAAGTTGTTGCCATTTTTTATTTTCTCATTCTATTTATATCTATTTATAACAGTATTCTACATCATTTTATGCTGCTACCCTTGGATAATTAAAATTAATATTATCATCAGTAGCAGGTTCAAATCTAATTCTATTTCCAGCATTTGTGGAAGAACCATCTGTTCCATTTAACACTATTTTACCAGCACCAGAATCCACCCCCTCTTCTAAATCAAAAGCACCATATTCTGAAATAGTAATATCAGCTGGTCTGGTAATAGGTTCTAATGTTGAATTTGTATAATTCTGGAATGGTATTGTTCCTTTATTAATCTTATTTTCTAGTATAAGTCTGTCAGACTCAATAATTAATTTATTATTGGTTCCAAATCCTGTTTTATCTTCAAGAAGCATATTATCTCCATGAGTACTTGCTACAGTTGTTCCATCCTCTTGTCTAAAGGAACCACTAGCTCCACTTTCTTCTAGTATAATTCCTACAGGATTTACAGGAGTTGAACCACCAGTTGGGCCATAATCTGCTGAAGAATCCAATACAATTAATGAAGGACTAATAATATCTTCTAGTATGAAAGAATTGTATAGATATACACTTTCAGCAATTAAAGATTCTCCAGCATTCTTAGATGAAGAATCTGTACCATTTAAAACCATGTTAGCTGGACCGACTGAAGCTTCAATAATAAGTTTCTCCATCTCATTTGTAGATGAAGAATCTGTACCATCCAAAACTACATTATCTCCAGCATTTGTAGATGAAGAATCTGTACCATTTAGTACTATGGTAGAAAATTCTGCTACAATATTATTGTTTGAATACTCTCCAATATTTTCAAATGTAAAACTAGAGTCATTATTGGCATCAGTAGCATTTTCAAAAATAAGATTTGATCCAGCATCTACAGCAACTGGCTCGCGGGACGCATGACCTTGATCGTCAACAGGTGTTTGAAAGTGGGCATTATTAATTAAAAGATATCCGCTTGTTGCAGTCCCTTTTTCTAATTCAAATTTGGCAACAGGATTTGAGAAAGGATTTCTACCAAGTGTTACCAGACCAGTTGAAAGATGTCTTGGCGTTGGAGCTGGTATATCAATTTTTGTCGTTATAAAAGATACTAGAGAATTTTCATAGCTTGAACCGCCGCCCTTAGAAGAAGTTTCAAGTTGTTGAGAACCACCGTCCTCATTCAACAAAGTTGCAAGAGTATTGGTGGGTTGTAATCCAAATTTATTGAAGATTATTCCAGCAGAAGCATCTTCTAATTCCATAGAATCACCAGCATTTGTAGAAGATGAATCAGTTCCATCCAGAAGAATATCACCGCCTGCATCTGCTCTTGTTACAACATCACTATTTCCAGCACTATCTCCAGTATTGTTTAAAATTAAATTAGTTGTTACTGCTTCTGATTTCTCTGATATAATTTTATCACCAGTATTTGTAGAAGATGAATCAGTTCCATTAAGAACAATTACTCCATTTCCACCAGCACTGGTATCGGTTGCACCTTCAAGCTCTACTCCTACAAAATTAATATGGGCAAACAAAGGAACTTCTTCTATAATATAAGAACCCGCATTAGAATATCCTTGTACAATAATTTGATCGTTAGCGTTTGTGGAAGAACCATCTGTACCATTCAGAACTATATTATCTCCAGCATTCGTTCCGGCACCATCCGTTCCTCCTGCTTCAATTGCGACCTCAAAAACTTCTGAACCATCAAGAATAATAGAATCACCCGCAACATTTATATCTTCAGCTTCTTCTAATATTATTTGTTCTTCAAGTCCACCAAAGGCAATATCAGCAACACCAAGACGGCGTTGCACTTTTTCGGAGAACAATATTTCAAAAGTAGAAGCAAGTATTGGAGAGAACTTATCTTCTGGTGCAGTCACGGCAAGATCGCTATAATATCCACCACCAAGACTTGAACCAGCATTTGTTATTGCAGCAGAAATCGAAGATGCAACTTTTACCTTACCGAATACAATCCAACCCGCTGGATGAACTGCTTTCTTTAATTTATCAAGATAAGTATTTGTTCCAAATCCTGCTTGAATTTCGTAGGAAAATTGTTGATAATAATAAGAATCTTGAATACGATTTAAATCTTCACCAATAAGACTTTCTATGTTGGTTCCATAAGTTTTACTAGTTTCCATAGTAGTTGCTATTGTCGAAGAACCTTTTGCAATATTGGCCTTTACAATTTTTGCTGTTGCGCCACTCGAATCTGTGATAGTCGTCGGATGAGGATTAATACCAGTCGCATCAGAAAAGAAATCTATAGCATCTTGATTAATAATACTATCGCCGACATTTGTTGAATCTGAATCTGTGCCATTAAGTGCTACCACTCCAGATGCTGCCGGAACATTTAGTAAAAGTTTCGCTCCAGAGTTTGTCGAATCTGAATCTGTTCCATTTAAAATAATTGTATTGTTATTACCATGTTCTTCATTTAACAAATCTCCACCAGCATTACTTAATGAACTATCTGTACCATTAAGAATAATAGTGCTAGGATCAGTATCTTCAGACGCATTAGTTATAAGGAAAGTGCCCGACCCAGATGACCTTGAAGAAATTAATTGTGAGTCCTCATGTACAATTCTTCCCCCGGCAGGATTATCACCAAGAGACTCAGCAGTTTCCAATACAAGAATATCACCAGTTCCAGATTCATTTGCAATGCCATCACCAATAGAAGTTCCATCTCTTGAGCTTGTTTCTAATTGTATAGGGGGAAAGAACTCGTTATCAGGAACTTCTTGAATAATTGCACTACCAGAAGTTTGCCCTGTTCCAGCTTCAAGAATCATATATCCATCAAGAGTATCCTCAGCATTTAAAGCAATTCTTATACCATCAGCATCTACTATATTATCTTCTTCATCAAAAGAACGGCTTATACCAATCGTGGTAACTTTAACATCGCTTCCAATTCTTAAAGAATCTTCAAGAGCAATTTCTTCTTCATCACCAGTTTCCAATGTTACTCTTACAACATCTTCAAATGATGTTTTTAATATATTGGTTGATGAATCAAATGATGAAATGGTTCCTGTATGAGTTGTAAGAGTATTGCTTGCAGCAAAAGTTCCTGTTATATCTTTAAGAGTAAATTTTGCTTTGAATACTAATTCTGGCGCACTACTATAATTAAATCCCTGATTAATTATTACTGTATCACCAACAGAACCAATATTATCTGTTGTTGCAAGAAGAGCTGTCCCTGTGCCTGTTGCTGATGTTACAGTAACAGTAGGAATAGTTATATAACCACCTCCACCAGATTTTAAAAATACTCTTGAAATACCACCACTGTAATCTGTTTTTTCTTCTAATGCAAACCTATCTGAACCTGTAGTATAAACATCTCTATTAATTTGATTTATAGAGGCCTCCATTTTAATATTATGACCAGCATGTGAAGCAGCAACATCATGGTATGCTTCTAATTCAAGTGCATCTCCGCCATTAGTTAAATTTAAATCAGTACCATTTAATACAATATTTCCACTAGAACTTACTCCTGATTCCACTTGAATAATTGTTGTATCATAAGCATTATCTAGAATAAGACTTTCACCAGCACTTCCTGTAGTTGACCTTTCAAGCTCAATTTCAAAAAAATCAATATGAGCATTTGTAGCAGATTCAGAAATTATAAAATCACCAGCATTTGTAGAAAGTGCATCTGTACCTTCCAATACAAGTGACCCATCAATAATAGAAACAAAACCACTAGCTGAAGATGTATTTGAATCTGTCGTTGTAAAGGTAAAAGCATCACCAACCTTATAAAGAGTTCCAGCATCATCTATTACAACTCCGCTTACTGAACCTTCATTAATACTCTCAATTTTACCTTCACCTAAACCATTACCAATATTGGTATTTGTATCTAAAACAAAAGCTTCATCAGCTACATATATAGCACCGCCATCAGTAGCCGTAGTTGTAGCTACTATTTGTTTAACTGTAAATGTCATAGCAACATCTTGTACCGTAGAGGTTGCAGTTACAATTTCACCATCTGTAAATGTAAATGCAGTTTTTAATGAATCGGGATTAAGTTCAAATTCTACTATTGATGTATTACCTTCTACAAATTCTTTTGCAGAAGCAACAATAGCAGTAGCGCTAGATGATTTTCCAGTTAAAATTGTTCCAACAACTTCTGAACCTATCGCAGTAGTTGATGGCGAAACTCTCATAATTGTTTTGTTAGACCAATTACCATCTGAAACACGCATCATATATTTGTTTGGATAATTTACTACTACTTCTTCACCAAGAAGCATTCGCATAAAAATTTTATGGCCTTCAGAAGTTCCTTTGGCTCTATATAATTCACGAATATTTTTAACTAGTTTTCTTTTATCAACCCCCTCAATGAGTAAGAGTGGTATTGCGTTCATAAATTCATCACGGAAATTGTCAAGGAAATCATATATTGTATTATCAATATCAGCATAGGATAATAGTTGTTGTATAGTTTGTACAGGGTTCGCACGATATCTTGTAATCGTGCCACTAGCATTAGAACTTCCACCAGTTACAGTTTCACCTGTTTCAAATTTTTGTTGTGATGTAATAAAGAGTCTTGGATTGGTGTTAGATAAATCATCTACAAGAACTTTAGCAGTTGCTTTAGAAGTACCCCCAGTAATTGTTTCACCTACAATAAATTTACCACCAGAACTTTCTAAAACTATATCATTACCATTAACATCTAAGACTTTAGAAACAGTTTCTAATTCCAAAAGAAGATTATCAATTGATACTGTAAGACGCAACTCTCCAGCCTCTAGATATTCATAATAATTTTTTAAAAATGAAGAAAATATAGGATGGTCTGCCTGAATAAAATCTGGCAATTGTCCATCAATAAGAGGACTAATTTTAGTGGTTAATTTTCCAGTAGGTGGAGGATCATATAAAGCCATTTTTTAATAACTCGATGTTGGTGTATAAGAAGATGTTGCTGTATATGTTGAACCAGCACCGCTATCGCCTACAGCAATAGTATCTACCTCTCCTGTTATAGTAGTGTTAACAAAATCAATCTCTAGTAACTGATTACGAACTGGAATGATATCTTTAGAATCAGGAATTACAGTTACACGAATTCGAGAAGAAGATACACCATCAACATTTTCAACAGAAGCTATATAAATTCCATCCGTTACTATTTTTCCTGTTGAATATGTTACTGTACCAGCAGTTGAGTCCTGATAAACTCTAGCTCCAGCAGAAATATAATATACTCTTAAATTGCCATCACCATCATCATCAAAATACATTATATTTGTAGTATCGCCACTAATTTTGAATCCTGTTGAAGCAATCACTCCACCTCCAGCTTTATTATGTTCAAAATGAGGATTATAAAAAACATTATTAAAATTAATTGTGTATGCAGTAGATGCAGTAGTAGTAGGTGTAAAAAATTTAGCCATAGTTACATTTGTATTATTACTTGTAATTGATGAATCCGTATTGTCAATAAGTCCTGTTACTTTTGAATGTCTAAACAATCCTTCAAATTGTTCAAGATTAGAATCACTATAGGATGTTAAAGTATTTGATACAAGTGTTTTTAATTCATCAACAACATATGTTGTTGCACTGGAATTAAATTTAAATGTTGTATTTAAAATTAAATAAATTATTTCTGGATCAACAATAACAGGAGTGGTTGATGCTACTGTGTATGGTGCAAGGTCTGTAACCAATTGTGTTTTTTCACTTGTCGTTAAATTAAGTCCTGTCGTTGATTTAATTGAAATAAAAACTTTACCATATTCTGCTGTACTTACAACACCAAGACTTGTATCATACGATCCAGTGTCTCCACCAAATACCTGTACAGCTTGTGCGTTTGGAAATAGTTTTTTTGCATAAAGTTTATAATCTTCAGCAGTCACACATCTGCCTTGAGATGCATAATCAAGAGGAGCATTATACTTAATTGATTTTAAAGACTCAGCTTCAGAACCAGCACTTGCTGGTGAAACTGTTGCAACAGCTACATCAGCGACTGTAGCAATTGCAGTAGAGTTTGTAAATACAGTTGCTCCATTCGCAGCAGCTTTATTACTAACAATATATGTTAAAATTACAATATTATCATCAGATAATGCAGTACCAATTATTCCATCACCAAAGTATACTTCAAACTTTCCAGCTTCAACTTCTTGAAGAAAATACACGTTACTTGTTGCGCTAACTTGTGTTATATCTGTTGCAAGTGTGTATGTTGTAGTTACTGTATCAGTGGATGAATTTTGAATTTTGACAGTTAAAGTATTTGTATCTGATCTATTATCAGTAAGAAGAAATCTTTGATCCGCAGCAGAAGTATCAACAGTATATCTTGTTGTTACAAAGGTTCCTTCATAAATTTTAGCAGCTAAAAATGTAATTCCACTACCAACATTAGATGCAGTATAAGAACTTGATGTAACAAATTGATAATCAGTTCCATCAACACTTGTTGAAAAAACAGTTCCAGCGGCCATAGTTGCTGAGGAAATTAAAGTATTTAATGTAACATCAACTGTTGCAACAGATGCTTTGGAAGAAATTGGAAGATATCCTAAAGTTTTTGCATGAGAAACTATACTGGATCGTAATGATGCGCTATCTAAAAACATTTCATTTGCAAGCATATTTGCATTAAAACCAAGATAGTGCGTGTTGTATGCGAGAACATCTAAAAGCGCGCTCATACCAGAACCTTCAAAATCATAGTCTTTAAATTGTGTCTGGCCTTTAAGAAAAATTTTAAGATTATTTTTTACTTCATCAAAGTCAAATTCTGTTACCGTTAGTCTTTTAGGATTTAATGCCATTATCGTAATCTCTCTAAAAATATTGTTAAATCTACTAATTCGGTTGGAGCGTTCTGAACATAGAATTCTATTGTCACTTCATATTCATTACGGTCTAAATTAGGAAGAGCTCGAACACCAACCAATCTTGCTCTAGGTTCATAAGTTTCAATAATATTTTCTATCTTTTTTGTAAGAATAAACGCAGTCATTGGAGTCATTAGTTCAAATAATATTGCTCTTACACCAGAACCAATCTCTGGATGAAAGGGTTTTTCATAATGATTTGTTAATACAAGATTACGAACAGAGCGTTTTACTGCCGTAATATCTGTTAATGTATTAATATCATTTGATCCTACCTTCCTAGAAAAAAAGAGGTCTAAATCTTTCCATTGTCGAGTATTACGCTCAATATCATTTTGACCTTGAGCATCTGTATATGCAGTTGGTGTTGCCATTAAAACTTCCCTTTTAATTATTTATAAGAAACTATTCAATTCTTCTAATAATTAATTATCTCCCTTACTGGTCTATATTTTGTTTCACAACTATCTGCAATCCGAACTTCTGCTATTACTGCATCAATATTATCATTCCAATAATTTAAAAATTTATGTACTCTCGGATACTGGGGTCTAATATCATCTGTCTGCCAAGTAAATTCTTGTAATATATCTCTATAGTCAGGCATCCAATATAAAATATTTAAAGTCACTAAAATTTTTCTTTTTAGTAATATCATTGTTATTCTTTATAGTTTGGATCATAGACATCATTATAATAAATTTTCATAATATATTTGACTCCGTGTAACTTTGTACGGGGGTCTGTTGTCGGGCAAGGTGCAAATTTGAAATTCATTGGAACAATAGTTACCGTATTTGATCCAGCTCCTCCAGCTCCCTTGCTATCGATCATAAAAACATCATAAGCTCCCTCTTGCCATGCAAACAACAGGCCCTGTTGCAATTCCTTGTTCGATGCGAGTTGAATAAACGCGCCGCCGCCAGGGCTTACTTTTGGGTTAGTGGGGTCTGGTGGTTGGCCGGGATCATAACCAAGAACTACAACTTTTGTTGGCGTAACATCTAAATCATAAACATCTCTTGGGACAGCGCCCCAAATTTTCGCCTTTTCCAGCGATAACCATTTTTCGCCGAAGGCCTTCGTCTTGGCCGTCGGGAGATATTGCCTAAGGTCAGATTCTTTAACAAATACCTTTTTGCTCTCTTGCCTAGTACTATGTCCCACTGCACTAATATTCTTTCTTTTTGTTCCATCTGTTGCATCACGCGGAGTAGTAACCTCTACTGTTTCTACTGTACTACTTTCTGGGACAGTATGCGCGGCGTCATGAGGTTGATTATCAGGGTCTTTCCACGCAACAGTACGCCCATATGTAACTGATTTAGATTTTGTTGCAACAGTATAAGCACCAGTATCTTTTGTAAGAACAACTTCAGGATCAGGATTGACCCATGTTGCAGCTTTAGCTTCAACAGCTGTTTTTGCATTAGTAACACTAACATTTTTATTAAGAACAGAAGGTTTTTCTATTTCGGGAGCAACATCTGCTTGTAAAACACCAGCAGCTTTTTCTACAGCCGTTCCACCAACAGCTGGTAGTTCAAAATTAGGAATAGCTGCACATATATTTCCACCAGCTGCTGATGATATCCCAGCTTTAGAAATTATATCAGTTAAAGAATATCCAGCAACAGTTAATTCATCATCAAAGGAAGTAGCGATAACAGCCGCTAAAGCTAAATACTTACCAATTCCTGCTACGGATGATTTATCAATATCAAGAAGATCGCCAATTTGTGATTGTAAACTAATATTAGGAAGAGTTGGTGCGACAGGAGCTAATTCTCTAACTTTTGTTAATAAGTCGGTAAGTTCTGGTGATAATAGTCCTGATAATGCAGAAGCATCCACATTTAAATTACCAGTAAGAATTTTTTCAATATCTACAAACTTACTTATTAGAGAATTGAAATCGGTATTTGCTCCGCATAAATTTGGTGTTGTAAAATCTACCATTTAATTATCCCCCAGCAAATACATTAGAAGAACCAGATGCTGAAGAATTAGGAACCCATGAACCGTGGCCACCTGTTGCATCACCTTTACGATGTACCTTAATCCCATTTACAAATACGGTAGAACTACCAGCAGTTGCTGGATCACCGCAGCTAGTTTTGTCACCAATGCGAACAGTCTTTGCCCCGTTAGTAAAAACATTTGCAGAGCCTTCTGCATATGCAGTTTGATGAAATGGATTTGGTGTTGGACTTGCATGACCAACATGACTATCCGTACCTACTCTTGTTACTTCTGCCATAGTACCTCCTAGTTCAAATTAATCAATGCAGAATCAATATCAACTTCTGTACTGACATTCAAATCAAGTGTACCAGTTACATCAGATGTATGACTCGCCTTGAATGTTTCTGTAACCAACCCTTCTGAATAAATTGTAAGACCATCTGCTTCAGTTTTAACATCCATAGCCTTAGCAGACTTCACATTTAATTTATCACCAGCAGAGAATGTTACAATGCCAGAAACAGTAGATGCTGTTAGATTTGTTTCCGCACTTAATTTCATATTTGCAAGAGTTATAACACTAATGTCCTTAACCACATTTAGTTTACTTCCTTGTATTCCATTAACAGTTCTTGTTTCACTTCCTTCAATTATAGTATCAACATCTTCACCAACTCTACCTTTTATATTTTGTTTAATGTTATACGCATAATTTCCTAAAATTTCTTCTTCACGATTACCACCAGAACTCCCCGCACCAATTTTGACACGATGATTCTTATGAATTTTTTGAGTATAATTTCCTTCCACCTCTAAATGATAGTCACCTTTAATAAGCTCTCGTACTGTTCCTTCAATTGTTATATTCACATTACCTGTTATAGAAACATTAGAACTGCCCGCAATAATTTCATAATTGTCACCAATTACTTTGACAACTTTTCTGCCAGTAGGATGTATCTCTTCAAATGTTCCAGAGGTATGTTGAGTAAATAACCTTTCGGCGCCAGGCGAATCATCTATTTCATGTATATGACCTGACTCACTTTCATGTACATGATTATATGGATATACACCAGATATATATTGTGCAGCAGTTTTTTTAATTGACTTGGGATGTGGTTCATCCCACCAGCCACGAGTCTCTTCAACAGATGCATCTGATACTGTTTTAAGATATGGTTGTGTTGCAGTAGGAACGCCAGTTCCTTTTACATCTGTTTCTGTACTGCTATCATCAACACCGACTGTTTTATCAACTTCAGCTGGATCGCCTCGTAATCGTTGTAATCGTCTATTAATTAAAGACGTATGTGTTTCTGATGTACCCCCTTGAGCAAGTCTATTAGTATCTGCTTCTCCGACTTCATGACCAGATGGCATCTCCGAAGTAGTAGGATATGGACCATAATGAGGTGTACCAATATATTCTGCTTGAGCTATCGGAGTTCCAGTAGAACTATGACTCGCGGCACTTCGCGGATCGTTAAATCCCTTTCTAGGATTTGCACCTTCGCTTGGTGTTCCAGGCAAAGAACCTATAATAACAGGTTGTTGTTTTTCTTGTGCATCACGAAAGAACCCAATAACCCAACTGCCTTCAACAAGAAATGAAGGAGTGCTTCCCATACCATGCATAGAAGGGTCTGTAACAGGATGCATAACATGAGCCCACGGCAAATCCACCGTAGGAAGTTCTATTAAATCTTCAGTATGAAATCCAAGACAACGAACTCGTACTCGGCCAATACGTTGTGGGTCTTCTCTATCTTCTACAACCCCAACAAACCAGATGAACCCATCTTGGCCCATGAAATAACTTTGTTCTGCCATGATAATCCTTTAATAGTAATTTGAAACTATTTATAAGGATTAATGAAGATCAGGGTCGCGTCCTAAACCAGTTATAGGAATTTTTTCAATATGTATATCATCTCTACCTTGAGCTTTATACATCTCATAAGCAGTTTGAGCATCTTGTTCACTCAAATCATCTGTTAAAATTTTTATAGATGTTATTCTATATCTTTGAACTTCTTTACTAAACATAAAGGTTATTTAGTATAACCACTCAGCCATGTTTTTGAATTGTTG